ACAACGTCGCCGTCGAGCTCGGCCTGATCAGGGAGGACTGAGGCACATGGCAAAGGATTACGCTGTTAAGTTCTACAAGTCCGCGGCATGGCAGCGGGCGCGGGACTTATGCCTCGACCGTTCCTGCTGGATCTGCGAGCGGTGCCTCGAAGAGTTCCGCGACCACAAGCGCAGCATGGAACACGTCAATCTCGCGGACGTGGTCCATCACAGGAAGTACATCACGCCGAGGAACATCGGGCTGAGCTCCATCACGCTCAGCCAGGACAACCTCGAAGCCCTGTGTGACGAGCATCACAACAGGGAGCACCATGGAACGCCTCAGCGGTACGGCTTCGACGCTGAGGGGAACATCATTTGCAGGGAATGACGAGCACAGCGCGCCTACTCCCCCCGGGGTGGCCGGAAATGACCGGCCCACGCGGGACCGGTGTGGGAGATACAAAAAACTCCGTAGGGCGCGCACATAGGACGGGGGGATAGTATGGCCGGAAAAGATACCAAAAAATCGGGCGATAAATTGAAAGCAAGGCCGAGGAAGCTGACCACTACGGCGATCAACAAAGAGGTCAGGATTTTTGCGGAATTATTCAAGGACGAGAAGGACGAGCGCCGCAAAAAACTTATAGACGACCTCATCGCGGAGACCGCCTTCCTCAAAGTCGCCTGTGTCCAGGCCAAGGAGGAAATGAAGGCCGAGGGGCTGACGATCGAGACGGTGAACGCGTCCCAGAGGTTCACGAAAGCGCACCCTGCGGCTCAGATCTATCAGCAGTACAACAAGCAGTACGCGGCCCATCTCGGCCAGCTGATCGAGCTCCTCCCGGAGGAAGCCAAAGAGGAGCGTTCCCGCCTCGCTGACTTCCGAAGGCGGGCCCAGGGATGAACAACTACATCCGTCAGTACAACAACGCGATCGAGTGCGGCCTGGTCACCGTCGGCCGATGGATCCGGATGCTGTACAGGATCCTCGTGCATGGCATCGACGAGGGGGTCTATCTCTATGACGCGGACAGGGCAGAGGATGCGGTCGCCTTCATCGAGGAGTTCTGTCGGCACAGCAAGGGGAAGCTCGCGCCGAACCGGCTGAAGCTGGAGCTCTGGCAGAAGGCAGCGGTCGCGGCGATCTTCGGCATACTGAACCCGAAGACAGGAAAGCGCCAGTTCCGCGAGGTGCTCCTCATCGTCGCAAGGAAGAACGGGAAGAGCCTCTTCGCCGCGGCGATCATGGCATACATCGCATATATAGACGGCGAGTATGGCGCGGAGCTCTACTGTCTGGCACCGAAGCTCGACCAGGCGAACATCGTGTTCGACGCGTTCCACAAGATATCGGTGATGGATCCCGACCTTGCCAAGGAGCACCAGAAGCGCAGGTCGGATATTTACATCCCGGCCAAGAACACGACCGTCGCGAAGCTGGCCTTCAATGCCCGCAAGGCAGACGGATTTAATCCGCAGTTCACGAACTGCGACGAGATCGAGGCATGGCCGCCGGCAGCAGGCCTCAAACAGTACGACGTCATGACGTCCGGAACGGGAGCCAGAGAAGAGCCGCTCACGATGTCCACCGGGACGGCGGGCTATGAGAATGACGGCATCTATGACGAGCTCTTCGCCCGCGGCACGGCCTTCCTGAAAGGCAACAGCGAGGAGACGGCGATCCTGCCGATCATCTACCAGGCGGACGACGGCGAGAAGTGGGACACCCTGGAAGAGATTTCGAAGGCGAACCCGAACCTCGGCGTCTCCGTACAATGGAGCTTCTTCGAGGAGGAAATCCGGATCGCGAGGGCATCACGCTCGAAGCGCGTGGAGTTCAAGGCCAAGTATTTGAACCTGAAGCAGAACAGCTCTGTCGCATGGCTCGACTTCGCGACGGTCGCGGCCTGCAAAGGCGAACAGTACCGCCTCGAGGACTTCCGCGGCTGCAAATGTGTCGCCGGCATCGACCTCTCGAAGACGACCGACCTCACGGCTGCCTGCATCATCATCGAGCGCGGCGGTATCAATTACATTTTCTGTAAATTCTTCATGCCGGAGGAACGGTACAAGGTGGCGATCGAGGAGGAAGGCATCCCATACGACAAATTCAGGGAGCAGGGCGACCTGATTGTCACGCCTGGCCACACGGTCGACTATCATCTGGTCTATGACTGGCTCGTCGCCCTGGTCAAGCAGTACAAGATCATCCCGCTCCGGATCGGTTACGACAGGTACAGCGCGGACTATCTGGTTCAGGACCTTGAGAAGGCAGGCTTCACGACTGACGACGTATACCAGGGCACGAATCTCACGCCGGTGATCACAGAGTTCGAGGGCGGGCTGCTAAACGGCCTGTACAGGATCGGACAGAACAACCTGCTCATGGCCCACCTGCTGAACGTGGCGCTGAAGGAGAACAGCGAGGACGACCGGAAGAAGCCGGTCAAGATCTCGAAGCGGTCGCACATCGACGGCGCGGTCGCAGTCCTCGACGCGCTGACCATGAAGATGAAATACCACAAGCAGATCGGGGCGCGCCTGAAGAATGCCGCCTGACAACAGGGTCAGAATATTTTCGCCGGCCGTTGTAAGATTACATAAAACGCGGAGAAGGGAGGCGTAAAGGATGGGGCTTTTAAGTTCCCTGGGTGACTATCTGCTCGCCAGACACATCAAATACAGGGCTGCGGTGCTCTTTAGCGGCGAGTGGGCCGGGTCATACAACGGGAATATGGACGAGTCCGACATCATCGGAGCTGTCTCGAACGCGATAGCGACGCAGGTCGGGAAGCTCTCGCCCCAGTACATCCGGCACGACTCCAAGGGAATGACGATCAGGAACGACTCGCTCGCGAAGCTGCTGGCCCTCAGATGGGCGCCTGAGATGTCGTCTTACGACGCGCTCTACAAGATGGCGGCGACGCTGGTCAGGAAGTCGAACTCGTTCGCGGTCGTCTTCTACTCGGACGACTACACAAGGGTCCAGAGCATCGTACCGGTCACGGTCAGGACCTTCCGGATCTACGAGGCCGAGGACGGCGTCCTGCTGTTCCGCTTCCTCTGGGACTATGACGGCAAGGAGTACGTGGTCCCATATCAGCAGGTGATACACCTGAGGGCAAGGTTCAGCGAGAAGCGCTTCGTCGGAACGCCTCCGGACACACAGCTCCGGAGCACGCTGGAGCTGATCGACGCGACCGGCCAGAGCATAAAGAACCTGGTCCAGCGCTCGGCGAACCTCAAGGGCTATCTGAAGTACACGGACCTCGCCGACGATGAAGAGATCCGGCAGAAGGTGAAGGACTTCCAGGACGCCTATATGAAGAGCGACAACGAGGGCGGTATCGCAGGCCTCGACAACTCCATGGACTTCCACGAGATCAGCGGGTCGAAGACGACGATCCCGACGACACAGATGGCATTCTTCCGTGAGAACATTTACAGGTATTACGGCGTCAATGAGAACATCCTGACCGCAAAGTACAACGAGAACGAGTGGAACGCATTCTATGAGGCGACGATCGAGCCGATCGCGCTGCAGCTCTCGCTTGAGTTCACCTATAAGCTGCTCAGCGAGCGCGAGAGGGGCTTCGGGAATCAGATCATTTTTTCGGCGAACCGCCTGCAGTATGCGAGCCTGCAAACTCGGGCAACAGTAGGCGGGGAAATGTTCGACCGCGGGGCGATTACGATCAACGAGTACCGCGAACTGCAATATTATCCGCCGATCGAAGGCGGGGACGTCCGCATGGTATCGCTGAACTACGTAAAGGCGACGGACCAGTCGCTTTATCAGACGGGGCAGGAGGAACCCGCGCCGGCAGCGGCCGCGGATCCAGCAGAGCCGGAGGCACGGCGGCCGGTATGGGTGGCAGCAGGAGCCTATTACGTGGCGGCAACGCCGAGAATATACAGGGAGGTAGTATGACATGCCGAAAAAGAGAGACGCGCATATCTGCGAGATCCGGAACATGACCGACACGAGCGCGGATATCTACTTCTACGGGGACATCGTCTCTGACTGGTGGGGAGCCTGGCAGGCAGAGGACCAGTACCCGGACAACATCAAGAATATGCTGGCAGCGGCCGACGGCCGGGACCTGAATATCTACATCAACAGCGGCGGCGGATCAGCTATGGCAGGTATCGCGATCTACCACATGATCAAGCGCTACGGCGAAAAGGCGAACGTGACCGTGACCGTCGACGCTCTGGCGGGCTCGATCTGCTCATGCATCGCGTTTGCGGGGACA